TGTAAAGAGCATTGACGTCAATGACGCCGCCGTTGCGGGCTGTCCACTCTTTAATTTTTCTGGCTACTGCTGTTAGTACTTGACGGTTAACGTCCGACACACCCACTCTAGGATTGTTTAGTTTAGCGTTGATGTCACGAATAACGCCGTCAGTGTCTAGTGGTGACAACCCTTCTGCTTTTAGGCTATCAGCACGACGTTGAGCAAAACGAGCGCCTTCACCATATAGGCGTGATTCTTCAGCCGCGCGGGTAGCCACGCGTTCTGCTGCGTCGGACATCTCTCCCTCTAACGTGTATTTGTTGGGAGTTGGTTGCCCTGTTTTAGCCGCACCTTTTTCAGCTCCTGCTCTGGCAAGACGGTCGCGCGCGTCCGTAAACCGACGTACATCGCCTACTTTATCGGCGGCGATCTCACCTAGTGTAGTGGCTTGACGCTCTAACCTTTGTTTGTACTTGCCCGTATTAGCTGCTGCTAACTCAGTCTCACGCATCGGCGTGGTGATGTCGGTTAGTGCTTGTTTTGACGCGAGCAAACTATTAGCAATCTCTGTGTTTGTTGCGCCGCCCGCCAGATTGTCTAACCTAGATTGACGGGTTTCCTCACGAAACTTGTCTAATTTAGCGTAAAAATTCTTAGTGTCTTTAATGCGCGCTAGTTCGCCCAACGCCTGAATTTGATTGCGGTCAAGATCGGCAAACATTTCAGCTGCGCTTAAATTGCCTTGCTTACTTCTTATTAACGCTTCAATTTTTGGTAAGTCTTCTCCGGCAGCTTCTCGCGCAATTTTGGCCGCAGAACGTTCTGCGCCGCCTTTAAATTTATCGACAATATATCCACCCCCCGCCGCAATTGGCGTCAGTGGGTTAGTGTATTTAGCTGCAGTATCAAAACCAGTAACTAACGCTCTCTCCAATGGGATTACGTCAGTTGTTTTAGTTAACTTGCGTTGCACTTTACCCGCAAGTTTTGACACACCGGCGCCCCCACTAAGTACGGTAGATAAATCCCCCAAAAACCCAATAGGGTCTTCGGCCATCGTGCGTTTAAGTTCTTCTGTGCCACCAAAGCGTTCGGCCAAATAATTTGCAAAATTTTCACGCGCCGCTATCGCGCGTTCACGGGAATCGCCACCATACAAAATATTGGGTGTGATCGGCTCCATAACGCCGCCTACCAGATCGCCTAGCCCGGTTGTGGTCTGTATTGGGCTGGTGATGGCTTGCGCTACGTCAGTCACTAATTTTATGCCGCTGGCGGGCGCGTTACGCAGCGCAGCGCCTGGCACTTCACTTAACTCGTAATTGCGCCGCGCAGGTATTTCGCTAACAGGCTGCCCAGAAATTTCTGCTGCCCTAAAAAAATCTTCGGGCACCGAAGTTTCTTCTTGCTCTTGTGCTTTTGCTTCTTTGTACGCGGCAGCCACCGTGTCAAATTCCGGCGTACCCTTCTTATCCGCGTTTTTAACAATCCACGCTGCGTAATCGTCGGCAGTGGCCATAATTACTTCCTATCTAAAATTGCGTCAGCTTCACTTCGCACAGAACTTGACTGGTTAACCGCTGGGGCTTCGTACAAAGTTTTATGTTGGGCTTTTAAATTGTTTTCTAAACGCCGGGCTTGCCTAACCACGTTTCTTAATTGATCCGCAAAATTAGGTGCTGCTGGGTCGAGGCGTTCCACTGCATCCGACACAATTTTCCACTCTTGTACCGCCATGTTGCCAAGTTTACCTTCTTGCGACATGATGCTTTTACCCATCATGGTAACTTTACCTTTAATGTTGTCTAGCAACTGTTGCGCGCCGCGAGCGTCGCTTCCTGGCATTGAAGGTATTAAAGCGTTAAATCCTGTAATTCCGGGTAAACCTTTATGCGGCTTAATTTTTTTCTTTTCATTTCCAATTAAAGAGTCAACGTTTCTTTCAATATCGTCGGCGGTGTCTTTAGCAACGGTAATGCGTGCGGTATCAACGGATTGATCTTTTTTAAGTTTTTGCGCTTGCACCGGAGAAAGCGGTTTATTGCCGGCATCGTAAGGTTTAAGCGCTTGCCCTTTATCGTCTGTAATTAGCCGGCCTGTTCTCGCATCACGCATTTCTGGCCCGTTAGGCCCTTGTACCGTTACAGTTTGTACTGGTGGAGCTACGTTTGTAGTCGACACGGGGCGAAGCGCTTGTTTCCATTGAATAAACGTGCCTTTAAACGTGCCATTAGCTACTGCTTTTCGCCACTCACGTTCATCTGCGGTTTCTTTTTGCTGATCTAAAAATTGTGCAAACGTGCCGGTAAAACCGCTGTCTTTAGCAGCTTGGTAATTACGCTCGTCTGTAGTTGGAGCCGCAGCTGCTGCTGGAGCGGTAAATATGACATTACCACTCGAATCAATCACAGTGCCGCCCGGCGGTACTGACATTGGTTTTGGTTCTGCAGCGGGAGCCGTAAAGATAACTTTACCCTCCGCATCAATCACAGTACCGCCCGGCGGTACTGAAATTGGTTTTTGCTCTACTGGCGCTTTAAATATAACGTTGCCAGCAGCATCAATTACCGTACCTCCGGCAGAAACGGATATTGGTTTATCTGGTGATTCATACACAACTTCACCTGTGTCAGGGTTCACAAGGCGTCCGCCAGGCGCAACTGAAACAGGTTTTTTGGCTCCTGCAAAAATTACTCTACCGCTTGGTGAAACGAGTTGTCCGTCTACAACTATCGGTTTTTCTGCGTCTCGCATAGCTGTAATGCGATCTTTAAGATCCATCAACTTCATTAAACTGTTACGTTGCCACGCAGGTATGCCGCTGTCATCAGCAGGAAGCCCCGATCTGATTTGATTGGCTTGGTCTTGTGTTAATTCACCAGATTCAAGTTTTCTATCAATATCCGCATTGATACTAACTAAATCGTCAAAACCAGCTATATCAGCAATTGCTTGGTTAACTTTGTCCCTTGATAGTTTTTCTCTTTTTTCACCTAATTCAAACTCACGTTTTTCTGTTTCAGCTTCGCGTGCTTGTCTTTGCGCCTCTAAAGCATCGCGCTTAGTTTGCTGATCCATAATATTAGTCAGCAATCGTGGTGCTTTAGCAGCAACAAGATTAAAATACTCCGGAGAACCAATCTTTACCCCCGAACCATGAATCTTTGCTAATTCATTGTGTTGCACTGCTAAGTCTTGATCTTCTTTAGCTTTACGCGCATATTCCTGCATCTGAAGCATATTCATTTGCCGTTGCTGACGCGCGCCTTCAAGCTGCGATATTGCAGCCATCTGGTTTATCGGCGATTCAATTTGAATCGGGCGAAAACCCATTGCGATAGATGGATCAATCTGTGCCATAACTTATCCTTAGTTGTTACTTATCCCACCCCAAGGCGTTACTGTTCTAGTGCCACTGGTATTAGGTGAAGTTCCCGCAGGTGGGTTAGCTGCTTTGTACGCATCGAGGAAATTTTGTCCTTGATAGTAATTCAAGCCTTGCCCCAAAGCGTTTGATATGGCATTCGCAGTGCCCATGTAGCCCGAAGCGCGTGCGTTGCCTGCGCCAATAATATTAGCGCCCATAGCTTGGCCTAACTGACCTGCTTGCCCCGCTATATTAGCGGCTGTAGTTTGCCCCATACCCGCCAAAGATTGCAGCGGGTTCAAACGAGCCGCGCGTTCTGCTTGGTAGCGATTAAACGCATTGGTAAATTCCTGTGATCCTAGTTCTTGACCGTAACGCGTTAAACCGCGCATAGTGTTGCCGGACAGCAGACCGCCGCGTGCTGCTGCGGTGCCTTCTAGCGCGCGCAGACCTTCTTTAAGGCGAAAACCGTAGCCGGGGTCGGCAGTGAACTTATCCATCGTAAATGGGTCATACCGCGAAGCCTCAATCAATTCAGGCAGTGCATTGACGCCTGCTTGGCGGAAAGGCTCTTGCAGTTCAACCTGACGATTGAACATGCGTTCCTGCGCAGCTGTAGCTTCTGTAGCAGCTCGCTCTTGCGCTTTAGCGGCTCTATTAGCCGCATACCCACCTATAATGGCGCTTCCTGCAATAGCTGTCGCACCCCAAGTCATAGTGTTTCTCCTTTTGTTTCTAACTGAGACAATTCAGCCATAGTGCCAATTAAATTTATGTCGCCGTAGGTTGGCGCGATAACTTCGTTCTCTATTTCAAGCAACTTATCTTCCGCGCCGTGTGCAGTTAAATGCACGGTAGTCCACAACGTGTCTTCTTCCGCATATACCGCACGTTTTAGCCCAACTTCAGACACAAACGTGCATGGGCCTTCTAATTGTTTTTCGCCAAATTCAGTAAACACCCGCACTTTGCCTTTACTAATAAAATTTAAATGCTGGTGCCGATGTATCTTTCCGATAATTAACGTGCCTTTGGGGATAAACATTTCTCTTGCGTAAGCGTGGCACCCGTACACATCATCTTTAGGCGTAAAATAATGCGTTAATTTGCAGTCTTCTAACGTAGACTCTACCGCGCCAGAATCAATAAGCCCTTGCAGACCGGTTTGCACCGTCATTACATCCTCGCGGAACTTTACTTTGTCTTTTGTATTTGCTAAATCGTTCACACCACCACCCATCGTGAGCCGCTGGCGACTGTCACCGTGGTGCCGCTGGCCACTGTTATCGGGCCTGCCGACATACCGGACGTACCTGCAGCGATTGTGTAGCTGGTGTCGATAGTTAAACTATTGACAAATATACCATTGCCCGCTACGAAATGCTCCGATGTTAATTCACCTGTGCTGGGTTTGTACAGATATTTGGCGTTGCTGGTATAGATGGTCGACAGCGCGCCGGACGTGGCAGCAGCAAACGTCGGGTAGACGTTCGTTGACGTGCTGGTGTCATTCGTAATCGTTGCGCCCGAGCCGCTGGCTACTGCCCACACAGCGGTTGTGCCGTTTGATGTCAGCACGTAATTATTCGCGCCAATCGGCAAGCGGGTTGAGCTGTTGGCGCCGTTGCCAATAATCAAGTCGCCCGTGCTAGTGACCGGCGACAAAGCATTAAAGGCTGCACTGGCAGTTGTCTGGCCTGTGCCGCCGTTGGCAATCGGCAGCGTGCCGGTCACTTGGCTAGTCAGATCCACCCCGGTCAGGGTGCCACCCAGTGTCAGGTTGCCGCTGGATGTCACCGTGCCGGACAGGCTAATGCCGTTGACTGTACCGGTGCCGGACACGCTAGTGACCGTGCCCACGTACTGGTCGTTCGACGTGATGGTGAAGTTGGGGTACGTGCCCGAGATGCTGGTCGTGCCTGCCCCGGTCAACGACACCACTTGGTCAGGCGCGGTGTTGGTGATCGTAAAGTTAGGGTACGTGCCCGACGTGCTGATGCCCGTACCAGCCGACAACGAAACAACCTGATCGGGCGCCGTGTTGGTAACTGTAAAGTTGGGGTAGGTGCCGCTAGTGCTGATGCCCGTACCCGCTGACAGCGACACGACTTGATCTGGCGCAGTATTGGTGAACGTCACATCACCTGTCGCCGCCGATACCGAAATGCCGGTACTGGCAATCGCGCTGGTCACGCCGGTGTTGGCGATCGTAATAGACCCTGCGCCGTTGGTGACACTGATGGCCGTGCCAGCCGTCAGGTTAGCGTTCTCCCACACACCTGCCACGGCGTCATAAATCAACGTGTTGCCAGAAGCCAGCGACGTAAAGTTGACGTTGCCGTCGGTTCCGCCCAGTACCGAACCGTAAGTGGGTCGCACAAACAAAATGCCGTTAGTCGTTCCTACGTGGACAACGGCAGCCACAGAGCAGATGGCAGCGGGGGTAGTAGGTTTTGTCTTGGTCAGACCGCCGGTCACCAACGGGTTGTAGTAAAGAACGTCGCCCTGCGCCCAGGTTTCCGCCCCGCCAGTGGTGTCAATCTGCTTAACTTCACCAAACGTGGTGACAAACACCCAATCGTTGGTGATGCCGCTTTCGTGCGCCAATCCTAATATGTAGTTAGCTTGCTCCGGCAGCAGCCCTGTGGCCGGTGCAGCTGTCAGACCGCCGCTAGAGCCCAGTGTGCCGGTGAACATCAGCACATCACCTTTATTGGCTGCAGAGGACAACTTAACGCGGTAATACAGCTCCTCACCCACACGCTGAATCGCCGCGCCGTTCATCTGGAATGTCAGCGTCTGAAACTGATCGGTGTCGTCGTAATACAGGCGGCCAGTGGCGTCTGTAACGGTGGCAGTCGTGTCAAACTGAATGAAGTCCGGTGACGAGATGCCGCCCGTGACACCCGTCATTGACGTGATGTCCGAGTTGGCACCTGACGCTGCTGCACCCAGATTAGTACGCGCGCCAGAAGCTGTGGTGGCTCCTGTGCCGCCGTTATCAACGTCAAGGGTTCCGGCCAAGGTAATCGTGCCCGACGTTGTTACAGGCCCGCCAGAGGTCGTCAGGCCCGTTGTGCCGCCGGAAACATTGACCGACGTCACCGTGCCTGTGCCGCCCCCACCACCTTGGTTGGCTTTGTTAAGCAGGTTTAGGAAGAACCGATACCAATCCCGCGAGACGAGCCCCGTCCGGTCGTCAGTGATGGGCGACTGATTTTTGGGTAGTTGCGGTTCGTTATCGGGATTAGGCATTGGTGCCGGACAACGCGAGTTCGGCACCCAAAATGGCGATCTTGACGGGGTCGGTGCCTGATACCTCGTACACGCGGTCACGCAGCTTGTCAGTCATGCCCAACCGACGCCAGAACGCTCTGAATCCGTAATTGCCCATCTTGCCCATGCCGGCCCACTTCTCGTTCGACCATGTGTGGCCGCCGTCATCTGAGAAGCGCAGTATGACCTGTGGGTCGTTCCCTTGGCCGGTGACTAGCCCGACACCTGTCTCGCATTCGAGCTGCAGGGCGTGCTGGGCAGTGCGCTTCAAGTTGTTCTGGCCGGTAGGCAGCGCGCGCCACGACCGCAGCCACTTCTGCGGCAGGTTGTCGTCAGCAAACACATCCAAGTCATAGGCGTAAATCTTGCCGTTTTGGAAGTCGCCGACCACTACCTGGTTGTTAAAGAAGGTCTGGCAGTTCGCCCGGTGACGGATAAACTGGCCGTTGGCAAACCCGGCACGCTCATGCCAAGCGCCTGTGGCCACATCGAACACCCATGTCTTTTGGGCAGTCGGGAAAGTCAGCACGTAAAAGGCATGGCCGTCTTGCTGGTAGGTAAACGCAATAGCGTCCGAGATGGTGCCGTAGCTTTGGATGGCGTACTCGACCGCGTGAGTAGAGATGCGCTGGCCAGTGTAGCCGTTGGCACGAAACACAATGCCTTGGCCACGGGCATCCGACCCTAGCCAGAACAGCGAGTTGTCCATCTTGGCCACCGAGAAGGTCGCTGCGCAGCCCAGCTCGTTGACCGCACCTTGGATACGAGCGAGTGGAAACGGTGTGTCGCCGGCGTTGTACCAGACTTCGACTGATTGGGTGCCAAACAGCCACACCTCGCGGTGATCTACAAACAGCGAAATCAGGTTGTCGGGCATACCTTCAGCACTGGCAAACGACAGCGGGTCAATCTGAGTGCCATCAAGCAGCTCAGACGTCCAGAATTTTTGCGAGTTGGGCTCTTGGAAAATGAAGTAGCCGTCCAGATAGCCAACCGTCACCGCGCCGGGGAAGTCCACGTCGGTAATCTCAGCGTACTGTTCAGTCGCAGCGTCGTAAATGTAGCCGTCAGGGTTGGCCGCAATAAAGAGCTGCGTGCCGTTGTCAACCATCGACACAGGGCCAGTGCCACTGACGTTACCCACCGGAGTGGCTACCCAGTTGCTAGTTACGCGGTACAGTTTGGTGCCTGACACGGCGTACATGTAGTCGCCATACGACCACAGCCCTCGAATAGGGCCAGTGCCGACCACACCCAGCTTGCGTAAGCCTGGCGCCCGGTTCAAGTACGCAGGCTCCATACCTTCCGGTGCCGGGGTAGCTTCGGGGTACAGGTTCACCATACGCGAGTCCGCAGCATTGACGCTGCGGGCGACATAGGATTGGCCAAGAATCGGCGTTTTCACGGCTTAGAAGTTCCCGGCGTAGATGTTGTACCGCTGATGGGTTGCAACCAGCGAGTAAGGCATCGACATCACGTCGTCTGGGTTGTTGATACGCTTCAGATTACGTTTGGACGTCATGGCAATCCGTACAACCTGCGGCATGGGTTCAACACCAAACTCGTTGGCAATTTCCATCGCCAAGTTGTACTTGAACGCACGCAGATAGCCCGGCGGAAACGACAATGTCGTATTCAAGGTAGCTGGCTTAGTCAGCTGCTCCACCGACACAAAGTGCCACTCCAGCAAGCGTGTGGGCTTAGGGTAGATCGTCATGGTAATGTCTGGGAACGTGTTGTTCACAAACATGACCTGCGGGTAGGTACTGGTAACTGTTTTGACCGCAATGCCGTCGTACTGCTGCTGGTTAATCAGCTTAATGCCGTAAGACACGTTGGTCTGCGGATCGCGGAAGTACGTCGCATCGTCAATCAAAATAGGCCGGTTACCGACAAAGTCGCCGGTCGGCCCAAGCGTGCGGGTGATAGTGTCGGTTGGCCAATTAAATACTTGGTCTTCAGTGGAGAAGACAGCTAGACGCTCAGTATTCCACGAATCAATCATCTGATTCATGGCGGTCAATGCGTCTTGCGCTGCCTGCGGGGATGGCTCTTCACCTTCAGCCAGCTGGCCTATGAGCCGGAGCGACGCTTTGATCTGGTCGAAGGCGGTTGCCATTTACACTCCTTTAAGCTGCCGCCTCTACAGTGGTGCGGCTACGACGACGTTTAACTTCCAGTTCATTGGCTGGTGCCGCCGCTTCAGGAGCTGAAGGCGTGTCGGGATTATAGCGTTCCCAGCCGTTTTGTTCATCAAATTCTGCCTCCATCTCCATATTGGCGATTTTGGTTCCGTGAACAGAGTGCTGTAAGTAAATAATAGGCATGTAGAAACAGGGCGGCTTTCGCCGCCCCGCCTGCTTAGTTAGAAGCGATTAGATTCAGTGACTCCAAGCGTGCTTCTACTTGGGCCAGCCGAGTCTGCAGGTTAGCAATTACTGACAACACGGTATTGCCTTCATCTTTGGTCGCAAAACCAAAAGGTGTGGTTTGAGTGAGGTCTTGAATTGCATAGTCCGGCGTACCGGGAGCCGTACTGGTGATCGTAGTCAACTGAGCGGTCAACGCGGCGGGTTGAGTCACCGGCGTTGCGCCATAAAAGCCTACGGTGCCACCTGACGTACCGATAACCGCACCGTCCAGTTGCTGATCTTCATAAGCAACACCAATCGGTTTGGTATTAGGCATGATAGCTCCTTAGATTAAGAAATACGGTACAGCGTCCAAGAGCCGTCGCCGGTCTTGCGAGCGCGGAAGTGTCCTGAAGTGCCTTCAGTCACTGCCATAGTGCCCACCAAAGTCCAGCCAGTAGCCGTTGCAACCGTTACGTCGTCAGTACCAGCATCGATATTGATAACGTAAAAGTCAAATGCTGCATTGACTTTAGCTGCGCTAGAAATGCCTGCTTCCAGATCAGCAACGGTTGGCAGAGTCAGATTGCCAGCAGTGCCGTTGAAAGTGAACAGACCGTTTGCGAGTTGAGCTGCAGTAGCAGTTGCTGCTGCAGTCAATGCAGTCGGGGCGCCCTGAACAAACAGTTGGGCTTCGCCGACATTACCATCACCAAGCTGGTATCCACCAGCGCCATTAGGAAGTGCCATGATAAGTATCCTTAAAAAATGTTGTTAATGGGGGCCGAAGCCCCCACCAATTAGCCCCAGATACGGCAGCCCATTTGTGGACGGATCGTGCTGTAGCCGTACAGAACGTCGATACGGCAAGGCAGACGGTCGTTGTTGATGTCGTACTGGCGAACAATACGCATCGAGATACCGTTATGGACTTGGCGAGAAGCCATATCCACGCCTTGTGGCATCAGCAGGTCGGCGGTAGCGAAAGTGATCGCATCCTTATGGTAGACCAGGTTCTGAGCGTACTGACCGTTAGCCGAACCGACCATAGTCACTGCAGCGCCCGAAGCAGGCAGAGCCGAGACGGTAGCCAGTGCTTGGCTTGCCGAATACAGAGCTGGGAAGATCGACAGAGTTGCAGTCGAAGAACCAGTAGCAGCGGCAGTCACGGTGAACTGCTGGAGCGAACCGGTGGACTCGCGAGTCTGTGGGTTGACAGCGTACACGTTAGCAATCGTGAACACGTCGCCGACATTCCAAGTCTTGCTCGAACCAGTGAAGCTGATTGGCAGCGTGGACTGACCTTCAGTCGTGACAGTCGAAGTCACGGTGATGGTGGTGCCCCAATCGCCGTTGGTGTGCTGCTTGATCGACTGAGACATGTTGACTTCGTCGTAGCCCAGAACGCCGGTGCCCATCATGCCGTTCTTGAACTGGCGGCTGATAGTGTCGGTTGGGTTAAACAGACCTTTCATGCCTTCAACCAGACCAGCGTTGGCAGCTGGATTAACGGTTGCGTAGCGTGGTGACATCACAGCTGCGTTTTCGTTCAGTTTCTGCTGGGCTTGCAGCAAAACGAGCGAAGTCGAAGGCGTGGTGCCAGGGGTGCCGACGGAGTTACCGATAGCCTTGTATGCGTTAGCAACATCAGCGTCGATCGACGATGCGAGCTGAGAAATACGAGGCTTCAGAACACGCTCTGCGAAGTCTTCCAACTGCATGGTGAGT